CTTTTCGCCCTGGGGACCGGCGGGACCCTGAGGGCCTGTTGCACCCGTGGCTCCGGTGTCACCCTTCTCTCCCTTTTCGCCCTGGGGGCCCTGAGGACCTTCGGGGCCTGTTGCTCCGGTTTCGCCTTTCGGGCCCTGAGGGCCTGTTGCTCCGGTGTCACCCTTTTCTCCCTGGGGGCCAGTGGCACCGGTTTTGCCCTGAGGACCGGTTTCGCCCGTTTCACCTTTTTCGCCCTGCGGGCCCTGGGGACCGGCGGGGCCCTGGATGTAACCGACGTTTTCCCAATCGTTTGTAGTCGCGGACCATACATACAGATAACCGCCTACAAGGTAGGAGTCGCCGATTTTTCCGGAAGGATGCGCCGCTCTAAGCGCTTCCTCGGAATCGTAAGAACCGAGGATGTTGACGCCTGTTCCGTCCTCGCCTTTGGGGCCCTGAGGACCGGCGGGGCCCTGGGGGCCGACCTTCACGTTATTCATGATATAATCCAGCCGGTCATAAAGATCCGCGTAACTCAGCACTTCGGTTTCTTCATAGACGTAATCGTCAGGGCGGCTGCGGGCGAGGACTTGGAAGTTGTACTGGGTCCGGGTTTCTGCGCCGTCCTCATGGCGCTGGAAAAGATAAGCCCGGATGGGTTTAGCGGTCTGCAGGAGGATGTTCGGTACGTTGACCACGCGGGACCCATCCTCCGCGGTACGGATCGCTACGACGAGCGCGCAGTCGTCGGTGCCGTTGCAGAAGTGAACCTCTCCGCAGTTTACGTCCTGCACCAAGAGTTTCTGCCCGGAGTCCCACTGCCAGAAGTAGGCTCTGGACCCTAAAACCTGTAAACTCATTCTGTTCCTCCTTTGCTTCCGGGTTTGTGGTATTCCTTCAAATCACGGATGTCGTGGATGCATTCCTGCATCTGGCCTTCCAACTTGAAGGTTCTTTCGATAACGCCATTGTGCTTGTGGACTTCCTCCCGGAGCGCGTCCAGCTTCGTGTCGGTGACCGCCTGGTGAAGCTCCAGCTTGTGGGTGACTTCGTTGGTCGTTTTCCGGTTGTTGGCGTTGCAGGTAATTACTACACCAATCAGGGACAGCCCTCCGGTAATGAGGGCAGTTAAAAGTGCCTCGGTCATAGAATCCTCCTTATGCTGTTCTGCGCCACATCGAGACGTTGGTTGCGGGCATATAATCGTCGGCCATTAGGGTGGTCGGGACGGAGGTAATTTGGCCGATGGTCATGTTTGCCGGGACCGCCCACAGGAGCGTATTCTCCAAGCGCACCCAGGTGGTGCCTGTAAAGATGGTGTTCGGGTCGGTGTGGTTGTACATGGTCAGAATAAAACCGACCGGGTACATGAAATCCACGAGGCCTTTAGGCTTGGCCGGGGTGGCTCGATAGTACGGATTCGGGACGGAGCTGACCAGGGTGCCGGGGAAGGTTACGTCCACCCGGGATTCCATGGTTCTGGAAGTATACCAATCTTGGATGGTGATGGTATCGTATGCGCTGCCCTTCTGAACATAAAGGTCCCAAGTCAGCGAGCCGGTAGGCACCAGGAAAGCTCCGTAATTGGCACCCTCGTATCGGATGGACTGCAGCGTGGATGTGGTCGCAGTGGCGTTGCGGAACTGGACATAGACCGTCATGGTCATTTCTTCCTGCCTGCGGGAAAGCACGAAGGTGATGGGCGTGTCCGCGTTTGCGTCGATGATGGCAATTCGAGCCATCAAGACATAGCCTGCGGAGCCCGCTGTGCCCGGGCTGGAAAAGCTGTACCGGTTGCCGTGGAGAGCAAAGGAACCCTCCACTTCCATATCCAGCGCGACTTCCATGGTGTTGTCTTTTCCTGCGACTTTACCAAAGGCGATACCGGTGCCACTGGCTTTCCAGTCCATCAGAGTAAATGCGGTGGAGCCGCTGGTGGCTCTGGTGGCGGTGCCGTGTCGGTCGGTGGCGGTGACCTCGATATCGTAAGAAAAATCGGGGTCTGCTGCGAAGAGATAAGCCTGATCCGTGACCGCGTACTTATTCGCCAGGGCGCTGAAGTTCACGGTGGTGTATGTTTCCTCTGTGGACTTCTTGTACCGGAGCGCATAAGCGGCGGTGTTTTTGTTGCCCATGTTGCTGACCGCGGCGGAGAAGGTGACCTGGATGTATTCGCCCTTGTCGTTATCGGTTCCGTCCGCGTCGCAGCGCTTGATGTTCAGCTTCGATACCGTGGGCGCGGTGTATGCCTGGACGCTCATGGTATAACTGGCCGAACCGGTCCGGCCGCGCTGGTCGCGGACGGTAACCTTGACCGGGGAATCTCCGGAGTTCTGCAGGAATCCGGTGGTTGCCTCCGCTCCGGAGTAGCTGGCCCCGTTCGCCTCGATGATGTAAGCGGCAATCGGGGAGCTGTATGCCGTTTTCGCGGTCACTTTCACTTTGATCATCGACAAGCCCTGGACCGGGCTGCCATAAATATCATCCACGCCGGTTACGTCCTCCAAGCTGAGGGAACAGCTGGGCGCTATGGAATTCGGAACTGTGGCCGTGAAACCGCAGGAGGCGGTGCCGACTTTGGTGCTGCCTGCATAGGTGTCGCAGAAAATAGTGCCGGAGCCGATGATGGAATTGGGGAGTAAATTCATCAGATCCAGCGGGATGGTCCACTCGATACCGTTCCCCACTCCGGTGGCAATGGTCCCGGACTGGGAGCCGAACTGGTAACGGAGCGTGTGGGTCAGGCTGCTGGCTTTCCGGTTGGTGTGGATGCTGATCGTGTCGCCGAACGAGCCGACCATCTGGGTGTGCTCCGGCCATGTGATGCAGGAAGGCTGGGAAACGCGGGGAATGTCGTCCAGCGTGCCGCTGCCGGAACCGCCGACGTCGGTGATCCATTTTCCGGAGAAGGTAATGCCGAAATACTGATTGAACGAATAATTAAAGGTTTTCGAGCCGTCGTTATTGTGGGAGACGGTCGTGGTGCCGCTGGCCAGGGTTTTGGTGGAATTGTTGGAAATGCCAACGTTGACGCTGCCGCTGTATTCTCTGCCGTTGACCGTGACCTCCCAGGGGCAGGTCGCGGATGCCTGGATGCGGCCGCTGCTGCCTGCAATCAGTTCCATTTTCCACCGCACGAGGGTGGTGTTGTTGGCGATGGACTGATCTCCGTCATTCACCCACCAGCTGAATTTTACGTCGTCCCAGGAGGTAAAGCTGACTGTTTTGCTTCCGCTCTTAGCCATGTTTATCCCCTCACTTTCATCCAGGATAGGTTGCCGGAGGCTCTGGGCACCGCGGCGAAATTGCCGAACTGAGCGCGTTCGTTTACTTCGATAATGATGTTGCCTGTGTGGAAATCCACGCCGTCCCAATGGCCGAACTGCTGACCGTTCTTCTCGAAGATGATGAGGTCGTTATCCAGGCGCAGGGTCATGGTTCCCTCTCCGGCCTTAATGGCAAGGCCGCCGGTGGTGAACTCGAAATGCTTCGAGATGGTTTCGTTCGTCTGCTGCAGGTCGCCGTTTACATCCTCGATGCGCTGGGTCGCTTCGGTGAAGTGCAGGGTGATGTTATTCGCCATGACCTGCATCTCTGCCTCGACGGTTCTCTGGAATTCCTCAAAGTTGGAAGTCTCCACATAGCGGTCCATAGCCGAGAAGATGATGGCCTCTGCATTCTGGATGGCGGTGGTAACCTGCTCCTGGAAGGACTGCGGCAGCTGAGCGATTTCGTTCTTCTGCTGGTTCAGTTCGATTTGCTGCTGGTCCAGCTTTTCCTGGGTGGCGCTCTGGCTCCCGTGAGCCATTCCGGTCGCGGTTTTGGTGGTGCTGCCCATGGTGATTTCCGTGTCGGCGGGGTTCAGGATATCCGGCTCCAGCTCCATCAGCGGGTAGGTCAGGGAGAATCCGTGCGGGGTGCTGTTCAGCCGGACCAAACGGCCAACATCGAACCGACCGACGTCCTCCACCGGGCCCAGGTCCACCGCCTTGACGGTGATGGTGTGGTCCGTCTTGACGCCTTCGGTACTCAGCAGCGCCAGGGCTTTCGTTTCCAGATTGGTGTCCAGGGTAACGTCTTTCCATTCCACCTTTTTGGTGATCCGGCCGCCGACCGTTTCCTCTGCTGCCTGGCTGTAAATAACCAGGCCCTCCTTCCAGATGCCCGGGCTGAGCTCGCCATCGGAAAGGTTCGCAATGGTCAGGCCGTCTTTGCCGACCGGGAGGATCGCCGTGTATGTTTCCATGGAATCCAGAACCGATACCAGGTCCAGAAGGTTCTTGCCGAACTCCACTTCCTGGGTATTGGTCAGCGGAAGCTCTGCGTAATAGTGGAGGACGGTGGTTTCGCCGCTGTAATCAGCGACCAGGTAGCCTCCAAGGGTTTCCTCTAACTTTTTCCGCACCACTTCCATGGTGGTGAGATAGTCGCTGGAAGCTCTGCTGATATAATTGTTCGGGTCTGCAACGGTTACGGTGCCCAGCTGGATTTGCTGGGCGGGTCCGACCTGGGCGTTGTGCTGATCCAGCAGCCAGCCCAGGAAAAACTGGACCACGTTGCCGCTCTCCGCTGCTGCGGTATACTCCGCATTGTCCTGGAAGTCCACAGGGAAGTCGAACGGGGGGATGTAACTGTCGTTCAGGCACGCCAGCAGACCCTCCGCTTCGATTTCCCGGGAGAGGTCGAACTCCCGGGTATCTTTCCTAATCCGGCCTCGGAAAATGGCGCGGCCGTCAGCCAGCAGCTTGACCGTGCCCTTCATCCGGGTCAGCCGGTCCGCATAAGGGTGATCCGGGCCGATGATGAAGGATACCTCTCCGGCCTCTCCCACCGCCAGGTGAATGTCGGGCTCCCGAAGGACGAGGCTTTCGTCCCGGGGGTCATAAAGGGGATACTGGTCGAAGTAAAGCTGGTACATTAGAGCGAGCCCTCCTGGTAAATGATAGCGACAGCGCCGGTGCTTTCCACGGTCACTTCGGTTGTTCCGCTTTCCAGCTGGAAGTCGAGGAACTTATGAACTCCGGCGGCCAGCTCTCGGGTGGTGCCTCCGAACTGCAGCGTGGTGGGTTCCTGGCAAGTAATCGTGGGGATAGTCGTCTGTCGATCATTCTCCAGGGCGACCGCCTGGGGACCCGTTACCGCCTCGAAGGCCTCATAAGTTGTGGTGTTCACGCCTTCTTCCAGCTGCAAATTGGCGCACATCCGGGTGAACCATTCGTCAACGGTCCAGTTCGCGCGGGTTTTGCCGTTCATGTAATACTGGAAGTAATACAGCGCGGAGTCGCCGGTGGTGAACTGAGCCACGAGGCGGGTGGTTCTTCCGGTTTGGTGCAGGTTGAATATATTCCGCAGGATATTCGGTTTGGAGGTGCTCTCCCAGGGGCCGGTGCCGATATTCAGCACGATTTGGGTCGTGGGCTTGGCGATGGAATCACAAGACAGGACATAAGTCGTGTTCGGCTTCAGAACAATCGGAACGCTGACGTATACCGCATTATTCTGATAGAAATTGCCGGGGTCCTCCAAATATGCCGGGTTGATAAGGTTCTTACCGGAAAACGGAATAAACGCGGCGGTCGGCTTCTGCTTCCGCTTGTACGGCTGGCAGATGGCTTCCACGGTAATCTGCCGGAGCACGCCGTCCACCTTGTGCTTGCTGACGCTCAGGCGGCCCTGGTAATAATAATCCGGGTCCGTGTCCAGCGTGATGTTGCACTTCCTGCCGTTGAGGGCGTTGCTAACCTCCCGGTGCTTGGCATCCCAGCTCTGCCCCGGGTACAGGGCGAAGAGCCAGGTGATTTTCCGGGTGTTATAGGTAACCCGCCCGGCGGGCTGTTCGGTCATGTCCACCGCGCCGTCTGCGCCGGGGATTTCGACCAGGTTTAATTTGGGCTCGGCGGGGTCCACATCCACCTGCTGCTGAATCAGATTCAGATCCCGGTGGCTGTGGATGCCGCCGAAGTCGGTTCCTCTTGCCATGTTTTAAGCCCTCGCTTTCGCGGCCTGAAGCTGGCCGAGTTTCTTGTCCATGGGTTTGGCCAGCGCCTCCACCAACATTCGGATGAATGCTGCGGTGTCGAGGCTCATGCCGGTGCCCGCGATGGCTTCCAGAACTTCCAGGATATCCTGCAGCAGGGCGACGGTCTGGCTGCCGGTGCTGCCGCCCATGGCGTTGTCCATATCCCGCGCGACCGCGCTAATCCACTGCTTGTTCTGGTGCAAAGGCACCACGGCTTCTGCACCGTTACCTTCCAGGAAGCCGACCTGGCCCTTCTCCAGGACTGCGCCTTCTTCCAGATAAGGAATCTTAGGCATGGAGAAGGTGCTGCCGCCCACGCCCGGGACCCAGTCGGGGATCTTCACGCCGCTCAGCTTGCCGATGAAGCTATTCACCAGACCGATGGCTGCATTCAGGGGTGCCTTGATGACTTCCTTGATTCCGTCCCAAACTGCGCCGATGGCATCCAGAAGGCCCTGCCAGGCCTGGGCGAAATTGCCGGTGAAAACGCCGGTAATGAAGTCCAGCATTCCTTCCAGCAGCGGCTTCAGGGTGTTCTTCCAAAGGTTGCCGATGCCGTTAAAGGCTGCGTCAACCACGGGCAGGATGATGTGCTCGAATACCAACTTGAAGGCCGGGGCCAGAACGTTGTTGATAAAATCGCCGACCGCCTGCAGCGCGGGTTTCAGATTATTGTTCCAGATGTTCTGGATATCGGTGAACGCCTGCCGTACAAATTCCTTGATGGCGGGCATTTTTTCCTGAAAATACCCGGCTACGACTCCGACGACCTGCTGAATCAAATTCCAAACCGGGAGGCCGATAGACTGCCAGATGGCCTGGATGAAGGTCATAGCCCCCTGGAAAATGGTCTGTGCCGCGGTCATTACCGTTTGGAAGGTCACGCCGGAAGTGGAGACGCGGTCTATCAGGCCGCCAATCCACCCGGAGAGGGTGGTAATCGCTCCGGTCAAAAGCGGAATCACGAACTCTGCGACGGTGGTAATTATCGGGGTCGCTCGCTCTAAGACTTCGGCAATCAGCAGCTTGCCGGTTGTGACGATGGGCTCCAGCGCGCCGCCGATAGAGGCCATAGCTGCGGCGAGCTTGTCATTGGCCTCATTGGCTGCGATGACTTCGCCGTTAATATCCCGATAGCTTTCAGCGGCTTCGTCATAAAGCCCATTCAGGGTTTCCGTGATGAGGGCTTGCCGCTCCTGCTCCGTGGTGCATTTGTCCAGGCTTTCCTGGAAGGCTTCCTCATTTACGCCCGCCCAATTGAGCGCGTCGGCGAGGCTGCCGGTCAGGGCTCCGGTTTTTGCTGTTTCATTGGCCGCTTCGGTCAGGCCCTCGATGGGGAGGGAATCACCGAAGGTTGCATAAACGCCGGTGCAGATGTCGGTCCATGTGGCCAGTTCTTCCTCTGTGGTTGCCAGCTGCGCGAGGTGGTTTGCCGCCTCGACTGCCTGGCCGCTGTCACCGAGTACGCCGTTCAGCGCGGTGTAAGTTTTCCGGGCCGTTTCCGCGGAGAAGTTCTGGGTTTCGAAGGCCGCTTGCAGCTTGCCCTGCTCCGTCCGATATTCCCGGGTGGATTCGGTCAGGCCGACGATGGCCGTGCCTGCCGCGACTGCTGCGCCGCCCACAGCCAGGGCGAACTTGCCAGCGGTCTTGCCTGCTGCGAGGAGCTTAGAACCGAAGCCCTCAGCGGTTTTGTCTGTTTTCTTAAGGGATTTCTCAGCCGAGTCGGTGTCCACGAATACGGAACCGACCAGCTTGAAAATTTCGAGGGCCATTAAGCGTCGCCTCCCTCCTGGAGCTGCCGCTCGATTTCGTCAACCTCAGCCATGATCTCTGCCGTGGGTCGGCGGTCGATATTGGCTCCGGTGACTCTGTCCTTATAATCCGCAAAGCCGACGTAAACGCCGGTATAGCCCATCAGGGGCAACTGGACCACCCATTGCTGGAAGATGCGCTCATTTCGCGTTTCCTCCCTTGCCTTTTCGATTAGGTCCAGCCCGCGCTCCGCAGGCAATTGCAGAATGAATTCGATGTTGTGGTATCTATGCAGCAGCAGGTCGTAAAGCTCTACTTCATCAACCTGGCTGCAGACTTGAAAAAACGGCCCAGGTTATTCTCTGCGGCCAGCTGCTGCAGATTGTCAATCAGCTGATCCACGGGAAGGTGGTGGACTTCTTCGGGGGTCATTTCAAAGGGGCCCGCCAGGAAAGCGCAGAGCTCCTGCTCGCCGTTTTTTTCGGTGGCAGTATCAAAAAGGCCCCAGATAAGGTCGAAGCCCTTGTCCCATACGTCCTTCACGGAGTCGGCCTCCTGGGCGATGGTTTTGAACTGCTCGCGCAGGCCGAGCTTCTTCATGCAGCGACAAAGGGAAAATACGTCAGCGGTTTCCAGCTTTCTCATTCTGGATTCCTCCTAAAAGTAAAATTTTAGAGCGGCCGCTGGGGCCGCTCTTATTGCATTAACCAGTCGTGGTGACTTCCTTCAGGCCGGGATAGATTTCCGCGACGCGGGTGATCCACTGCAGGGCAGTCAGCTTCAGCTTGGGGCGGCCGGTGTCCTGGGCGATGCGGCCCTCCACGGAGCCGGGGTCGCCATCGGCAGCGATGTCGCGGTATTCGCGCTCCACAACGAAGGAGCCGCCGCCGCGGGTCAGTGCGACGGGCTTTGCGTCGCTGGCGGTCTTGCCGATATAGAAGCGGCCGACGCCCAGGATGATCTCGTCGACGCCTTCTTTCAGGTCATCAGGCAGAGTGATCTTCCAGGGTTCGGTGCGGTCGTCCTTGGCCAGGTTTTCATCGGTATACAGACCTTCGAACTCCAGCTCAGGGGTGGTTTCGTTCTTATCCTCGAACTTCCAGTCAGGGTTGCTGCGGCAGAAGGCCTTCTCCATCTCGATGATGATAGCCTTGCCGCCCTTCGTCTTACCGGCCCACTTAACATAGCGGGTATCGGTTGCGGAGACCTGGCCAGCGCCGGTGTAAACTTTGGGCATGGTTTATTCCTCCTTATAGAGCTGCACCAGGAAGCGCAGCTGGATGTGTTGCAGGGTTTTGTCCGGGTCGTCCAGGGTGTATCTGGAATCCCGGTAAAAGGTGGGGTAGATGGGCGGCCGGGGCAGATTGGTGGCTGCAAAGAGCCGCTCGACCTGGTCGGCGATTTCCTCCACGGCTTTCGGGTCCGGTGCCTGGTCCCAGATATCGACTTCCAGCATGAGGTCGTCCCTGTCCTCCAGAAACGTGATGTCCGTCAGCGTGAAGGTCTTATAGGGGAAGGCGGCAGTGGGAGGCGCGATGCGATAGTAAGTTTCCCCCTGTACGGTCTGCATCTGTTCTCTCACTAGCTTCCGCAAGGCTGCGGTTTTACTCATCAGTCATCGGCACCTCCCTTGTATTCACCCTCGCTGATAAGGCTGAGGGCTCTTGCTTCATCTTCGAGGGCGCTCAGATACTTGCTTTCAATCTCGACGATTTTGGCGATGTTATCGTGAGCGGAATTGCGAAGGATGCCGTGCTTCGGCATCTTGCTGCTGCCCATCTCCTGCTCCACGCCATACCAGGTGGAATGGGTGACGCCGACTTCCAAATGCGGAAGCCCGGCAGCCGCCCAGGGGACCTTGTAACGGAATGTGGAAGTCGCGCCCCGGACGCGTCGGCTCTTTTTCAAGCCGCGCAGCTTCATGGCTTTGCTGTTTGCCGTCCGGGCGATGAACTTGCCAACGTCGCGCATGGCTGCGCGGCTGAGCTCCACTATGGTGTAGCAGGCAAAATCCACATTGCTGGTGTATTCGACGCCGTTGCCCTTGAAACGGACGACCGACTTAGGCACTGCCATGGTGGTTCACCTCCCGATAAACCGTCAGCTCCAATTCCTGCCCGACGCGGTATGTCCGGAGGACCCGGTACAGCTGCGGCTCCGTCTGGCCCTTTGGCGTATATCGGAGCAGCTGCTCACCGTTATAGTCCAGATAATCGGCCAGAACGAGTTTGATCTCCGGTTTGAGTCCGGTGGCGTGTGCCTGATAGAACTCTGTCTGTCCGACGCTGGCCTCCCGGCAGAAAACGTCGCGGGTGGTTTCGGCGGTCACCAGGTCGCCGTAGTCATCGACGGTTTGGGTCTGCTGGATGAGGGTCAGAATCTCATTCATCGGCGGTCGCCTCCCCGTTATACTCCGACGCCATCATCAGGCAGGACTTCAGCGCGTCATAGCGTTTCTGATACTCCGCAGCCTTTCCGGTGTCGTCGGTGTATTCCTTCCGGCAATACAGTTTTACCGCGTTCAGAATGAGCGGGTCGAGGTCCTGCGGTGCATCGGGTTCGGGTGTCCGAACGCCGCAGACCTTTAGGTCCTCAAAGCAGGCGGCGATGGTGTCGCTCAGGTCGTCATCCAGCGCGTTGTGGCTGATCCGGAGATTTGTTTTGATTTTCAGCAGAAGGCTCTGGTCAATTGCCATGCAGCTTTCCTCCTTCCTGATTGATGAAGGGCGGGGCCGTTAAGCCCCGCCCGGGTGATTAAGCGCCGGTGGTGTACTTGACGAAGCCGCCCTTGACGACAACGTCTGCGCCCAGCTCGACATCGCCGCGGATGGTGTCCATCAGCTTGTCGAAGGCGAAGTCCTCAGAAACCTTGATCTCGTAATCGGAGAACAGGTCCAGCTCCAGGGCCTGCAGATTACCATAGAACAGGGTACCTTCGGCCACGTTGCTGTTGATGATGTAGCGAACGGAGACGCCGCCTTCCTTGATGGTGCCGGTGTTGCCGGAGCCGTCGGGGTTGATCTCATAGAGGGCCTTCTTTTCGTTGGTGCCGCGAACGTCGCCGAACTTCAGCAGGTCCTTCTTATTCAGCACCAGGTGAGCGCCGCCGATGACGGACTCATCTCCGCCATAATTCAGGGTCAGGGCGCGCAGGGTGGTTGCGTCGATGGCCTTGCCGGTGACGGTGGTGTTCAGAGCGGAAGCGGCCAGGGCTGCGGTAACGATCTGAGCGGCCTTGCGGCGCAGGGCGATGATGGCCTGCTCGCGGACCTTGGATGCATACTGCAGGTTGGTCTGCTTCTTGGCCTGCTTGGAGATGTAATCCAGGACGGCCACGTCGGTGGGCTTGATGTCCACGAACTTGAAAGCACCCAGGGTGCCGGTTGCGGCTGCTTCGCCTTCGGTCTGCTCTGCTGCAGCAGCTGCGTCTGCATCGACGTAAGCGACGCGGTGGGTGCCCATACCGACACAGTTCACGACCTTGACCAGGTCGATGATGCTGGAGTACTTAGCACCGGGAATGTCGTTGATGCCTGCGGTCACGGTAGGCTGGGCCAGGGTGCCGCTGGAAATCAGCAGGGCGCGGGCCTGGTCGGCTGCGACGGCCATGCGGCTGGTGTTGCGGAAGTCGTCGGCAGCGCGCTGCTCATCGGACTTCTGGGCTGCGGGAGCTGCGCCGGGCATGGGGTTGCCAGCGCCGCGGGCGATGTCGTCGCGCAGCTTCTTGCGGGCTTCGATGGTGTTCTTGATGCCTTCCATCTCAGTCATCAGGTTGCGGGCTTCGGTCTCCAGAGCGGTGAAGGCATCGCCTTCGGCGGAGTCCATCTCGGTATTGATAGCGGCCAGACGGGCCTGGATTTCAGAAATACGATCCATTTTAAATTCCTCCTAAAGTGATGTTGATTTTGGCGCGCAGTTTCCTGCGTCTTTCCTCAAGCTCTGCCTCTCTCCGGGCGATTTCGTCCATCACTCCGTGGGCGAAATCACGAGCGTTGATTTCGGTGTCATCGTTCGCGGGAATACTTACCGCGGAAACGTCATAGATTTTGGGAATCTCCGTGTGGACGATGGTCCTATCTCTGGAGCCTTCCTCCCTCAAGACGTAATACTTGCCGACTTTGAAGCGCCAGCTCATTTTGGTGATCATGCCTGCGTCGATATCTTCGTACAGGCCCCGGGCCAGCTCGGTCTTGTCCAGGTCGGCTGCCATGAACAGGCCGTTCTCGTTTGCTTCGACGACCAGGGTGTCGTTGGTGATCCGGGCGAAAACGCGACCGGCATGGTCGAACTGCATGATGACGTCGCTCATGTCGGTGTTATCGAAGCAGCCGGGTTCAAACCGTTCATAGGTCTTGCCACATTCGCCGTCATCGTAAAGCAGGTAAGTTTCATACCGGGCCGCATAGCCCTCGACATATTTCTTCGTGTCAAACCGCTTTTCGCCTTCGGTGACCGGGGTCAGCGTGATGGCGCGGCACTGGGCCTGGTCTTTGAATTTGATCTTGTCATTCGGGGTCATTTTCTTCACCCTCCTTCGGGGGCTCCGGGTCCGTTGCGGGCTCCGGTTTCTTGGTGGCGTTCAGCTGGTTCTGGGTGGCCGCGAGCTGCTCCTGCAGCTGAGTTACCTGGTCCAGCTGACTGATTTCGGTGTACTCCTTCCGGATATAACGCTTGTCACCGTCCTCTACATGAGGCAGGTGCCAAATGTCCATAACGCCGTTGGTGCTCAGAATGCCTCTATCAAAGAGGCCCTGGCTGACCAGCAGCTTGTCGTTGTTGGTCATGTACTGCAGCCGGTTGGCGCTCCAATGGATAGCGTTCTTCCGGGTGCGCTGGTTGGCACTAAAGGTCATGCAGGTCATGGCCTGGGAAAGCTGCAGGGAGAAGGGCTCGATTTTGCCTTCGTAGTACGCGGACCAATCGTCGCCGGATGCCTGGTTCAGCAGGATCTTCTCATTGCAGCCAAAATAGGTATAGACGCGGCCGTCGATGATTTTCATCTGCTCCGGTTCCACAATCTTTGCGACGGAGTTGATCTGCTGAATGTTGGAGTATGTATTCGGGAAAAGCGCCAGGCCGCCGCTTTCAGGGCCGAGGTTGTCCCGGACCCACTTTTCGCGGTCCTTTGTCAAATCTCCGCCCTTTGCAAAGTTGGCGACCGTGGCCATGAAGCGGAAAGACGCGCTGTTTTTGATGCCCTCCGCGATGCCCTGGTTCTGTGTGCTAATCAGCTGCATCGTGGGGTTCAGCACATCGTTGCTTTCGCCGGTGATGTCGTTCCGGTAAAGGTATTTACTGACCACGCCGACCCGGCTCAGTTCAATGGCTGCCTTCTCTCCGGTGCCGAAGGTGTAAACCACAAAGGGTCCGCCGTTCATTTCCCGGAGCTCCGTCTGATCCGGGGCGGCGGGATAATAACCGATGATGCGGTCCCACTGGTCAAGTACCGGCAGAATGAAGCAGGTGTTCTGGGCTTCGTAAATGGTCGCGACTTTGTAAAGGAACTGAGCCGAAAGCATAAAGGGGTTCGGCTTGCTGTCCAGGATC